ATATTTTTAAATCTAATTCTTCGCTAATTTTAACCATATATTTAGCTATTTTATCCTTTTCTTCCTCATTATACATTTTATCTTTGTAATAACGAGGCATGGCTATCTTTTTTCCATCTTCTATTGGAACATACATACGTTGTTCCAAATTATTTTTATGCCATTTTATCATGGCTTCTGTTATATAATTGCTGCCTAAACCTTTTGACATTACACTAAATTCCTTTTTTCTATCATCATTTTTATGTATAGGAATTTGAGATTTTTTACTCATATATTTTAAGGTATAACCAATAGAGGCAGCACTAACATTACCAATATGATAAGTACCAATAGACTTATTATTAAGAGCCCAAGCCCTTGCAATATGTTCTTTATTAGCATTATAAAGAATAATATGATAATGAGGGCGTTTTTTGGTACTCCCATACTCTCCAACCGCATAATATTTAAGTTTTTCATCAGATAATTTTCTTAATCGTTTAAAAAATTTTTGTAAATCTTTTAATTCTAAAGTCATATAACCATTCGGTGTGATTGGAACGTATTCTGTATCGTAAGTTAAAGTTATAAAGAGAGCGGATAAACTCCGCTCTCCTTCTTTAACTAATCGAAAAGACCAACCTGATGTTCGTCTTTTCTTACATGGGGGGCATTTGCCACAAGGAAATGGTATGTGTTCTCCTCTTATTTGTTCTTTCTTATAAAAAGGAGTTATACACCTACTACTCATAATTAAAACATTGGTGTTCCAAATTTAGGCATTGGTCGTACTGCTTTAATTTTATTAAGTACGTGACAGTATAAACTATCTGTAGCCTCTGAACCAGGTCCTTCTAATACTGCAAATATCCTTTTAGTTGGATTACATGACACAAATTCTCCTGATAAAGCAGGAGCAGTGTCAAATTTTCTGCCTAAATGCCAAAAATCTAATGTATCTCTAAATTCTCCTGCTACACGAGATGGCATATATTTATACTCTGCATATCTTGGAACATAACCAAATGTATCATTTGCAGTTGATGTATATGCATATATTTCATTATTTGTTACTGCTTGTTCTCCAATATGTGCAAATGAAGGCCAAAAATAATCTAAATTATCATTTTTAAGAAATGTTTTTGGTATTCCTTGTTGATAACATGTTTTTGGCATAACTGACATTACACCTATAATATATCCATGTTCTTCGCAATAATATGAACCTGAACGGCCTGATGATACTGAAATACCATGGCCTGCCATATTACCTTGTGCTAATCCATCTGATTGTCCGGTTGTATTTACAACTTCACTAATAATTACTGGTGATTTTACTCCAGTAATATATTCAGGTCTTTGTAAACGTTTGTCTGATGATTTAACACCAAAATGTGTTAAAATACTTTCTATATAACGTGTTCCACCACGAGCGTTTTTCTCTAGCCATTCTTGTAATCTAAATGCACGTCTTAAATCGTTTATTGTAGTAGGTTCTACATCTGCAGTTGTACCTGGTGCATATAAACCTGGACCTAATGGTGTTGGTGCTGCATCTACATCATATGTACCTGATACGCTTACTACGTCAGGTCCACCACCTGAACCTTGAATTTTTTGATAAGGTGTTGTTATACTACCTAAAGGTATATCTACTGCTGCTCCTTTTTGTGCAAAAGGTAATGATGCAGTAAAATAGTCATGTTCCCATGCTCTTTTACGTAATTGTGTTAATTCTAATACTCGTGCTGCTGAATCGGTATTGTCTCCATCATTTAATTTATAATTAACAGGTGCAATCAAATTTTGGTCTCTATAATATTCATTATATATAGCTTGATAAGCTGCAAATGGTAATGCACTAATATTTTGGGAAACTCCTCCGGTTGGAAGTGGTGGAACACCTATATAGTCCATTGCTTTTCTTACTGATGCTGGATAATAAGTAGTGTTATCAAAATATGATAAAAATGGTGCTACTACATCATCATTTCCTGTTATAAACTTTTCCCAATTATCCCATAATATGCGATTGGGAACAAAGAAATAATGCATACTTACATCCATTCTATGCATTACAGGTGCAATCATTGGTGCAAACCTAATAAGGCTCTCGCAACCAATATCAAATTTGTCACCTGGTACACATTCCAATGTTAAAATTGGAGTTAAATTGCCCATTTCTGCTGATAACTTTACGTCATGGGTGAGGTCAAAGACATTTTTTTTTGGTCTTTGCAGCTTAATCGAATTAAATAAATTCGGCTTCATGTTGTTATGTTTTTAATGTTTTTAAATAAGGGGCGACTAACCCCTATATGTTATAGTCTAATTCCGCCACGTGATACATAGTAGCTGCGGCTTACTTTACGCTTGCCATAACCGCGCTTTCGAGATGAGCGGCGATATGAGTTTCGTCTTCGCATTTTTTTGTTTTTAGTTTGTGATTAAAATATTTAAATATTGCTTGGTCACAATATGGCCTTAATAACTTTTTTTCTGATTCATCTGCTGTATTATACAGCTTAATTAATCTTAATAGTTGATCTTGTGTGTATAATCTCATTTTAAAATATTTTTGAAATCAAAATTTTTATAATGTCTTGAGCTAGACCTGAACCAATGTTTAGTTTATCTAACGATTCTCGCATTTTTAATTCAAATGCTTTTAATTGGTTTGTTGTTTCTAAACCGGTTCCTATTTTACCAAGATTTTCTTTAGTTGCTTTCGCTATTTCTAATTGTATAGGTTGAGATAACTTTTGAAATTGATAATTTTGAGATAAGCCAACAAATTGTTGATCTAATATATCTAATTGTTTCTCTAATCTTTTTGCTTCTAATGGATTAATAGTATCTTTTTGAGACCTTTCTTGTCTTTTTAAATTAACACCTTCTATAAGATTGTCATATGTTGCATTTCCTACTCTATTTTGAATAGCTACTTTTTCTTTAGCATCTGGTACCTGACTTCTTAAAATATCGTTTTGTATAGCTTGATTCTCATTACTAAGTCTTTTTCCCTCCATATTAAGTTCGTTAATTTTAAGATTATTTGATTTTCCTAATATGTCTAATGCACCTTCTTGTAATTGAGGTGCAACGAAGTCTGTACTTCTAATTGGAGCAGCTTCGTTAGATTGTTTGTATATAAGATTTGGATTAAGTCCAGCTTCTGCAAATCTTTGCATCTGTTGTTTTGGTGTATTATATGCATTCTGCATATTCCATAACTCAATTGAATTTCGTTTATTTTGTTGATTTGTATAAATCTGTGAGCCTGTGTTAAATAGGGTAGTACCTATTTGTGCCCATGCGTCTGGTGATAACGGCATAACTTTGTTTTTTTATTTTTTTGTGACACAATATGTATTTTTTTGTTTTGTTCAATCGTTGTGCGTCGTTCCTCCTCCGCCTTATTCACTTTCCAAATATACATCTTTGGTGTCAATAAACACTAATATATCAAGGTATTATTAGTGTTTATTACTGACGCGCTACGCTTGTCTTAATAAATACGGCCATGCAAGTAAACTTGCACAGCCATATTTCTTTTTAATTGATGTTTTCAACATCTTGAGATTCAATATCTTGAATCTGTTCTTTACTCAACCGTTGTTCGGTTGTAATTGTTGTGCTCTTTAATCGCTTTTCGATTTCAGCAAGTTCCTGACGAGCAGCTATCTCAAGTTCTTGCCTTTCAGCTAAATCGAGTCTGCGAGGATCGATACCATCTCCCTCATCACCTTCATATATAGGTTCTTGACTTCCTCCAAGTGGTTGACCACTTGCGTATCTTTTTAATATTTCTCTTATTGTTAATGCTTGGTCTGGTACCGTATGTGACGGTTCAGTAAAGACTTCATCGTCTTTATATTCTTTAGCATTAAACATGTTTCTAACTTTCATAAATTGTTGTTTTTTCTTTCTAATTCAGCTAATTTTTCCATTTTTTTAAATGCAAAAATATGTCTTTCAGATATTACTTTTTCCTGTTCAGTAAAACTGCTGAATTCTTTTGATATTTTTAAATCTAATTCTTCGCTAATTTTAACCATATATTTAGCTATTTTATCCTTTTCTTCATCATTATACATTTTATCTTTGTAATAACGAGGCATGGCTATCTTTTTTCCATCTTCTATTGGAACATACATACGTTG